GGAGAAGAATTCGGGGTCGGCTATTGGACGGGGGTTCGATTCCCCCCATCTCCACCATAAAATCCGCGTGATTCTGCGGTAAAATCGGGGTAGGTTTCGAGCGTGACACGCATGCGTGACACACAAGCAAGCGTGACGGACGTATACTCAAAGCGACACAACCCCCAACAACCCCCGGTGAGGCGGCGCAAGGATGGCATCTGTCAAGGCAGTGAAGCACCGTGACGGTACCGTCGTCTGGCGTGTCCGCTACCGGGTAGGCGGGAAAAACCCCGTGTCCGAAACCTTCGCCGACGCCGCGAGCGCCAAGCGATTCGCCGACCTCGTCGACCGCGTCGGCGGAGCTGCTGCACGCGAAATGCGCGGCCTCGACGACATTGCCGCCGCCGACACCCCAACCGTCGCATGGGCACTCGACCACCACATCGAAGCCCTCGAAGCGTCAGCGACACCCGGCACGATCAGCCGGTACAGGCAGATCGTCCGCGACAGGATCACCCCCAAGCTCGGACCCATCCCCGTCGACGTACTCACCCGGCACGCCGTCACCAAGTGGGTCGCCGACATGCGGCGAACCCCCATCACCCGCGGCGCCACCGCCGGCCGGCCACCGTCGGCAAAGACGATCCGCAACGCGCAGGCGCTCCTATCCGCTGCGCTGCAACGCCTCGTCAATGAGGACGTGATACCGCGCAACGTCGCCAAAGGTATCCCCCTCCCCAAAGACGGCGAAGTGCGTGAGATGCGGTTCCTCACCCCCGACGAATACGCGCGTCTCCACGCCCACATTCCAGCCGACTACCAGACGTTCGTCGCCGCCCTCTACGGGCTCGGCCTGCGCTTCGGCGAAGCAACCGCCCTCACGGTCGCCGACGTAGACATCAACGCTGCCCAGCCTGTCGTCCGCGTCAACAAGGCGTGGAAGATGGGCGACGGTGAACCCTACATCGGCGCTCCGAAAACCCGCCGCGCCCGCCGAACCGTCACCGTCCCCGCTCCGCTCGTCACCGAGCTGCGCGCGGCGCTCGCGGGCAAGAGCGCGGGGGACCTCGTGTTTCAGGCGCGCAGGGAAGGTCCGATCCGCTCGGGGAGCTTCCACGCCCATGTGTGGCAGCCGGCGTGCGACGCGGCGGGCCTGGATCCGCGCCCGCGCGTCCATGACCTGCGGCATTCGCACGCGTCTGCGCTGATCGCCGCTGGCGTCCCGCTTCCGGTCGTGCAGCGGCGGATGGGCCACGAGTCCATCCAGACCACCGTGGACGTGTACGGACACCTGGCGCCGGATGCTTACGCGGGCGCGGCTGAGGCTATGAGTGCGGCGATGGGCGGGGTGACCCCTCAAATCGGGATGTAATGCACATCTCGTTTGCTTGGCTTGCATAATAGCTCGCGCATGATGTATAGTTGAGTCATCGGGAGGGAACAAGCCCCCCGAACCTCAGAAGGAGACAAAGAAATGACCACCACGACCTGGACCAAGGCAGAGCGCTTCGACGGTGAAGGCGCCCTCATCGCCGCCGACCTCGACAACGGCGCCCGCGCCGTCATCTACGGCGAATACCAGGACGAGATCAAGATCAGTCTGCTGATCTTCGATGACGCCCTGCCCGGTGGCAGCGCCTCGACCGAGCGCACCCAGGAATTGCCGCTCGTCGAGCGGTACATCCCCCGCGTCGAGTGGCCCGCCGAAATCTGGGGTGGCTACCGCGGCCCCGCCGAACGCACCCCCGCCCCCGAGGTCGCCGCCGCCGTCGCCCAGTACGTCGCCGAGACGAACGCCTGGCTCGCCGAGGACTGACACGCTAAGGCCCCCGCGCCCGAAACCGACGGCGCGGGGGCCAACCCATAGGAGGCCCAATTGACCGAACCGCTCACACCCGCCGGGCTACGGTGCCGCCGCAAAGCCCTTGGCATGAGCCGTGGCGACCTAGCCGCCCTCCTTGACGTGAACGAGGGCGCGATCCGATCCTGGGAGATCGACAAGACCTGGCCCCGTGATCCCCTGAGCATCCACATGCTGCTTGGTAACCTCGAGGACGCGGCCCTCGACTGCGTCGATGCCCTCACGGCGCCCGCTGACGACGAGATCGAGGACGTGCGTGTCATCCCTACATACCTATTCTCGTACGTCGACCAAGCCGCGTACGAACAGGGGTGCGAGTGGGCAACGCGACTCCCGCTGTGTACGTACCAGGCGTGCGTCGGAAGGGCCTTCGCTTTCCTGTCCGATCAGGATATCCCGGTCGAGATCATCACCCGAACTAGCTGAGGAGAATAGATGACCCGCGAATACCTGGGTGCCGCTGACTTCGCCGCCCGCGCCGGCCTGGCCACGGCGACGATCCGTTCTTACATGCGGAAGGGCCTGACGCCGCCCGCTGACGTGCAGATCAGCACGCCGAATGGGCCACTGCGCGGCTGGTCCATCGAGACAATCGATGCCTGGCAGGCGGCGAGGCCTGGACAGGGTGCGCGCACCGACCTGCGCAAGTAGCGCGCATCACATTCCCTCCCGCTTGCACCTTACGTCACCAACGGTGTATAGTTGAGTCATCGGGAGGGACAAGCCCCCCGAACCTCAGAAGGAGAAAGAAAGCACGGACCTCTACGCCGCCACCCAAGCGTTCAACGCAGCCGCCACCAGGGCATGGACCACCTGCGACATCGTCGATATCCCCGGATGCCCCGGCTGGGCATTCAACGGCCCTGCTCGCCCTACGGATGGATTCTTCGTCGCCATCACTTACAACGGGCACGAAATTGCCCGCGCCTACGGCGGCGACGACGACCTCGACCCGATGTCGATCCACTTCTACCCGACTCCGCGAGAGATCGTCGAGCTCGACGACTTCAAATGGATCATCCGGATGATCCGTCAGGGTCTCCTTCTCAACATCGACTCTGAGTTCAGCTACTGGCTCGCAAGCTGCACAGATTCCAGCTACCACTGGGATTTCGACCCCGGAATTGGAGTTGTAGCCCCCGTCAAGGCGTGACAACAAGGGAAGGCCATCGTGGAGCAGGACATCGACGGCGGCTACCTTCCCACTGCCGAGGTGCCTGACCTCATCGGGGTCGAGCGCAATGTGCGTGAGCTCGGCAAAACAATGCGGCGCGAGGGCCTGCGGCCCGTGCGCGTGTGGCACGCATTCTGGTGGCACCGCGACGCTGTCGTCGCGTGGGCCGCCGCGAGGCGGTGGATCCGCGCACAGGGATCCGACCCCTACCCCTGCTCCGAGGCAGGGTGCGAGCGCGACGCCGTCTCACACGGCCTGTGCCTCATGCACTACAAACGTGCGCGCGGCCCGCACGCCGACGTGGTCTCGCGCGCGGGCCAGCCTGTCGGGGCCGGAGTCTACGGGCGCGTCGAGGAGACCCCCGACGGGCGCCTGGTCTGTCACGAGTGCGGCGGCGCCTACATGAGTCTCGCCGCCCACATCCTGCGCGCCCACGGCATGAGCGCCGCGGAGTACCGGGAGGTCTACGAGATCCCCCGGACGACACGCCTCGTCGCGTCTCGCATCCGTGAGCGTGCGGGCGCGAGGGCTTCCCGGTCGGCGAACCTTGAGCGGCTCGCGGCGGCGCGGGACCCGCAGGCGGCCGCCGACGCGCGCACCACCGAGACGTTCGAGGCGGTCAGCCGCGCCAAGCGCGCGCGAGACGCCGATCGTTGACACACGAAAGCCCCCCTCACCACCCGACGGTCGGGTGGTGAGGGGGGCTTGCTCGTCGGCGCCTACGGGTGTATCGCGGTCGGCGAGGAGGCCATGAGGCCGTTCGCGCCCTTCGCGAACGCCTGCGACGCCTGCCCCGCGTTCGTGATGATGTGCGCGATCGTCGGCTTACCCGTCGCCGTGAGCCGCGCCCACGCTTCGGCGGGCGCGTTCCACTCCATGCCCAGCACGTCCCACTGGGACAGATCAGCGTCGGCGAGCTCTCCCGGGTAGAGCATGCACATCGTGCGGTACCCCCGAGCTTTCGCGCGTCGCGCGCTCCCCGCCCTGCAAAAGTGCTTCCACAGGACACGCCGTTCGGGGTGCCCCCCGAACGCGGCCGCGAGCGCCGCGTACAGGTCCAGCTCAGACTGCAGGTCGGCTTCGTTGGAATCCGGCCGGTCGCTCGTCGTCTTGTGATCCACGGCCAGGATCACGTCGCTGGGGAGCTGGTCGAGGAGGTCATCAAGGAGCATGAACGCCCCCGACGCCTGACGCAGCGTGCGCAGCACTGTCCAGGGGGTCTCCCAGATCGCGTAATCCGATCCCGGCACGGTGCGCGTTGTCTTCCAGTCGTGGATGAGCACATATTCGCCGGTGGAGCAGCGGCGCACGGAGACCTCGAGCGCCTTGAAGCCGGCTCGCAGGGACGCGTCGAGGCCGGCCTGCGTGAACTCTGGGAATTCTGCCCCGCCGAGGCGGTGGCTGATGTAGAAGGGCTTATGCGCCAGGAACTCTCCTACGAGGTCTCGCTCCCCGCCAGGTGCTTGCACGCGTAGAGCCATGTCCCCGCCCGCGCGGCGGCGCTGGTACAGGCGGCCTGTCATGTCGCCGCCCGCGCGGCGGCGCACTTTCACGCGGTCACGCATTGGGGATCACCACCTGCACGCCCGCGCCGTTCGCAGCCTGCGGGTTCGGGTAGGTGACCGTGAGGGCGCCAGCCGGTGCGGTGCGGTGGGCGGCGGTCACGGTCTGGAGGTTGCTGCCCTCCTGCGCCGCGTATTCGAGGCGTTCCCAGCCTTCGCTGATGGTGACCTGGTCTGCGGTCTCGGAGGCGGCGGTTCTCTCGAACGCGAAGCCAATGGTGAGGCCAGTGCGCGCGGGCACCTCGGGTGCCGTGCACGTAGTGGTTTCCGCGGGCTCGGCCTGGCGTTTCTTCACGTCACCGGCGACTGGGTTGCCGCCGCCGCGGGTGGTGACGGCGACCCAGCCTGCCTCAACGGGCTGTGATGTGCGCACCGTGAGCTCGGGCGCCCACGACCCCACGGCAACGACGAAGCGCATGGTCCCGATGTAGTAGGGCTCGACGAGCGTCTGGAAGCCCTCGGGCCACGTGAACGTTTGGTCGCCGATTGCTTTGGTGTTGACGGCGACGATCGTGAGATCGCCTGACTGGCCGTCGGACCTGATGGTGATCGCGTCGCCGATGGTCTGGCCGGCCGCGTGGCTGATCAGGGTAGGCGTGCCGCCGGGAGTGGGAGCCGGCGTGCCGCCGGGAGTGGGAGCCGGCGGCGCATCGATGAGGAGGTAGACACTGCCGTCGGGCAGCGCCTCTGCCTGCGCAACGGAGGTGACGACCTTGATGTCGACGAGGACCAGGGGACGCCCGTCGGCGTCGACGAGGGGCGTGCCGCCGGGAGTGGGAGCCGGCGTGCCGCCGGGAGTGGGAGCCGGCGGGGTGAGGATATCCCCCAGCGTCAGTACTGTCCCGTCCGTGAGTGTCACGTCGCGCTCGGCGAGGATCCCCGCAGGGGAAGACACAGCCACGATGTAGCGGCCAGGCGTGAGGGCGGCAGCGACATACTCGTCACCGCCGTTACTCGTGACGGTGCCGGGGACGATGAGGTCACCGTCACTGGTGCGCGTCGGGTTCGGATTCGGAGTGGCTTTGATCGTGACAGGCACAGGTGTGCCGGTCGGAGACTTGATGTGCCCCTTGATGGTTGCTGTCATATTGGGGGTCCTCACTGTGTCTAGATTGGCGAGTGTTTCTTGCCCGCATCACCAAGCCGAGCCTCGAGATCGGTGATACGAGCACCAGTTGTTTCTGTGTCGCGATCCTGACGCGCAGTTATCTGCGCGAGGATCTGACCATGAGCGTCAAGGATCTGACCATGAGCGTCAAGCGCGCTCATGATCGACCCCTGCGCCGCCTCGATACGCAAGACAGCGTCCTTCACGCTGCCCCCATGATTGGGGGTCACCTCGTGACGCACCGTCTGCAGGGCATCCTCGAGCGCGTCCAGCCGCGCATCGATACCGCCCGCAATGGCCTCGAGCTGCGAAGTCGTCTCAACGTGGATACGCTCCGCCCTGGCCTTACCGACCTGCTCACGCGCCAACAAAGCGTCCGCCTTCGCCTTTTCCCGGCCCCAGTGGAGGCCGGTGAGGACACTCGCGGCGGTGACGAGGCCCCCTAGCGCGGCCCCGGTGGCACTCACCACCGCCGCGAGTTCCCCGGGGTTCACTCGGACGTGCCCCCGTCCGGTCCGGTTAGCTGGTCGACGGTCTGGCCGCCGGGGGTCACTGCCCCGACCCAGTCGAGTACGGACCAGCCGTTGATCTTGATGGCGGCGAGGATCTGGTACACGGACCAGGCCGCGCCAAGGAAGACCGTCGTCTGCGAGACGATGAGCTGCCATGTCGCCGGGTAGGACCCGGACACCCAGACACCCGCCGTCACGATCAGCGCGACGACGGCCAGGAGACCCACGCGGCGCTCGCGGGTCCACCAGGGCTTGTCCAGGGCCGCCTGCACGATCGGCCAGAGCAGGCCGATCACCACCGTAGTGATGAACGGATCGGACTGTAGTCCGAGAAGCAGATTACTCATTCGTTTCCCCCCTTGCAGCGTCAGCGAAAACCGCCCTCACTGCCTGCTCGGCTGCCTCACGCACCTGATCGGGGGTCAGGCCAGCCGCGCCGGCCGACGTGAGGGCCGACAGGAGCGGAGGGACGATCGCCGGGGCCAAGGCCGAGGCGAGCTTCTCGGGGTCGACGGACCCGACGGTCGCGGCAACCTCGGCGACCAGGCGCGCGCGACGAGCAGCCGCGTCTGCCGCGATGCCGGCGATGTCGCCCTCATCAAGGCTCACCTCGTAAGAGTTGGCGAGGTTGTATGCCTTGATCAGGTCCCCCCAGGTCTTAGCGCTGCCCATGGCTGTCACGTCGGTCGGCGTGACAGCGTAAATCGTGCCGCTTTGGCGCGAGCGGATGAAATGCATGTCGTCTTCTTCCTGTTCGATGAGTGGTGGTTCTTGGTAGTCCCCGCCGTTGTTGACGAGGACCATGTACTGGGCCCATGGGAAGCTCGGCCCCGGATCCCAGTGGTCAGACCTGCGATAGACACGACTCACCTGGTCGTGCCCGACGAAGCCCGCGGCGCCTGCCGCCAGTTCGTCGTCAGTCAGGTGACGCAGCGGGATACCCGCCGCGAGCGCGATCGACCGGGCGTGCGCTGCTGAGATCCTCAGCATGGACTGCGACTCGGCGTCTGCCCACCCGGCGCCGGTCTGGCTGGCGTAGCCGGCGTGCTCGATTTGGTAGCCGTCTGCGTTGGCGCCGGGCGCGGCGAATGCCGTATCCGACGGCGGCAGACATATGACGATGCTGTCTTGGTCGACGCAGGCGTGCGCCGACGCAACGACGGCGCCCGATGCGAAGTAGACCGCGATGTTCTCTGCGGTTGTGGGTGCTTCTGGTGCCTCCATCGTGTGGATCACGATGAGGCGGAGCGGTCTCTCTCTGCCCTCGTAATAATGGGCTGGGGTGTACTGCCCCATATGCCCTCCTTCTGGTAGATATAGCGATGCCCCCGAGGTCGCTCCTCGAGGGCTGGTTCAGTGGGTCCCCTGGCGGGTCACCAGGGGATGTAGCATGCTGAGATCGGGATGATCCAGCCATTTCCCAGTCTGACTGTCGTGTAGCGCTTGATGCCGAGCCGTCCGTCGGTCTGGACGCGGAGCTCGGCGTACGTCGACTCAAAGTCGGCGCCGTTAGCCGTGACCGACGCTCCAATAAATTGTTCGGATGAGGGGCGGAACTGTGAGGGGATCGTCAGGATGTTGTCCTGGTCGCCGCCGTTTGAGACGACGGCGCCGGCGAGCTGTACGACGCCGCCGCGCATACAGATCGTGGGTGTATGCCCGCCTGCCACGGCCCATCCTGACGACACGGGCAGTGTCTGCCAGGGGAGGTTGCGGCCGGAGACGTCGGCCCACCCGCGACCGTTACACGCGGTCAGGCAGCCTAGGTCTGTGCGGTATACGAAGATGGGGTTGGATTCTGAGACCACCGCGCCAGCGGCTTTCGCGGCGGCGAAGATCGCGTCTGCCGCCGCCTGATTATGGCACGTCACGACGTTGTTGATGCTGTCTGCCGTGAGCGGCCACGAGGCCAGGTAATCATCCGACGGGCCGGGGATCTGGACACCATTCCAGCGTTTTTGCATGAGACTCCTACCTATCTTGTCGAGGTGGCTACGAGTGTGGCGCTGATCGCCCAGCCCCACACGCCGACAGTGGAGGCCTGGCCATTGCGCACGAGAAGACTGATTGTGTCCCCCAGGCCGAGCTTGACGATGCCGTAAGCGGTCGGCGTCGCGTACTGCCGCTCCGGGGCGTACGCGTCAGCGCGCGGCTGCGTGTCCCACACGCTCGTCGGCGTCGCCGCGCCTGAGCGGTGCACGCTGACACCGCACGTGATCGGCCCATCCCAGCCCGTCGACCACGCGTGCACACGCGCGCTCACCGCATACAGGCCCGGGGCCTCGACAGACACCTCGTACGTCTCCGCCGTACCATCCTGCGTGAAACCGCTGCACGCGGCGAGCTCGCCGCCCTCGAAGAGCGGGAGCCTCGCCCAATACGTCGGCGGCACATCGTATCCGGTAGCCCTGATCCCCGAATCCCAGCCGAGCACAGGAGCACTCGTGTCGGCGAGCGCGTTGTATTTGCCGGTGAGGTCCTGCAGGGCCCTGCCGGTCTCACCGACCGCGACGGTGGGAGTGCCGCGCGGCGCACGCACTGTAGGAGCATGCGCCATCGTCGCAGCCCCATCAGACCCACGCGAGACCCGCACCCGCGCCCCGATGTACGTCAGCCCAGCGGCGGACTGTGTGATCACAGTCTGACCGTTGGGCGCTCCGTCGAGGTGAACCTCGACGAGGCCGTTCTTCTCGTCGTAGATCGAGGTGACCGTGCCCGCCATGACATCCATGGCTGTCGACCTCCGCGGCGGCGCAATATCAAGCCACGAAGACAAGCTATCCACAGATCCCTACCTTCCGTCCTGCACTTCGATGTCGACGCGCATGACCTGAGACGGATCATCAAGCGTTACTGCGTACCCCGTCACACGCCCGCGCAGCGCCTCACTCCCATTCAGGTGAGTGACACGCACATCGATGACATCCCCGAGCTCAAGGCGCGGATCAGCGACAAGCTGCAGGGCTCGCGCCTCCGACGCCGCCAACGACGCCTCCATATAGGAGTCGGCAGCCTCACGAATCTGATCCTCAGACTCCGCCACATCCATCGTGTTGCTAGACGTCACGACGCCGTAGGTATCAGGCCTGTAGCGCGGGTCAGACCAGTCGCTCACCACAGCCGCCCACTTGATCTCCTCTGTCTCCCCGTCGTCACGCGCAGATGAATCAACCTTGGGAGAGCCAGTGACCATCCACCTGTTCGGCTGGCGCTCGCGGCTTTTCCTGCTGGCGGAGAGCAGTAGGTCGCGGCCTGTGTAGGTCGCGACGGCGGTGTCCGTCGGGGTCGGTTGTATGACGTGTAGGACACCGTCTGGGGTGACTCTGTAGACCATGCCGAAGGATTCGATGAGCTTTTGGATGGCGTCGAGCCGTCCGGTGCCCCACTCGAAGAGCCTGTGGATGCTGAAATTTCGTGCGACGGAGGTTTGGATTCCTCCGTCGCTCGGTTCCCCGGCGAGGCGCTGAACCTCGGACGCGAGGGTCGCGCCCTCGGGCGGGGACGATGGCCAGAGCATCTCGTTTTTTTCGAGGCGCTGTGTCAGGTCGAGTGCCTCGACGCTCACGTGCCCGTCGTCGGTTTCTTCCCAGCTTTCGATCTGGTAGACTCCGATCTGGATATCCCATTCGCCGCGTGGCGACGCGATCCGCGCGGCGACGTGGACGCGTTGGCCGAAGCACGCGAGCGGCGCGTCCCATGTGTCGGGCACGTACTCCGGCGGTGCCGAGAGCGTCACGCGGGTCTGCACCGCGCGTGACGCTGACGCTTCGATCTGTACGTCCCACGCCGGGACGATGGTGGATTCGCCGCGGAATTCAGCCGTCACGATCGGCGTGACGGTGACCGGCCCGGCCAGGATATCGAGACTGGGACCGGGTCTCATAGCGGCATCCCTGTCAGCCACTGCGCGGCCTGCAGATACGTCATGTGCCGCCACTTCCCATACTTGGCTTGTACGGCGCCCCACGTGATGAGTGAGCCGCCGCCCGCCGCTCTGGCGGTCTCCTCCATGTCGGATTGCCGGTATTCCAGCTCCCACTCCCGGCGGACGCGATCGCGCCGCCCTGTGCGCTTCGATGAGGCGCGTGTGACTGTGACGCACCTGACCTCGGGCACGTCACAGTCGCGCATGTCGCACGCAGCATGCGAGTGCAGTGATACGAGGGGCTGCCTCGTCTCGAGGAGCTGCTCGACAAGCGCCGAGGACTCCGCATACGTGAGGAATTCGAGAGTCCCCGTAGGATCAGCGGCGACAGTGGAGTACCGTGCGATCGGCGTCCGCCTGTCCTGCAGGTCGAACGTCGCCACGCGCGTGTCATACGTGCGGGCGTCGTCGCCGATCCAGGACACCGACGCTGTCACGCGCCCGTCGATCGACGCGAGCGCGTGAGGCGGCCCGACTCTGCACAGGCTATAACGCACGCTCCCCACGACGTACTCGGTTTCCACACCAGGGGCAGCGAACATATCGCTGAACGCTTGCGGCGTGCCAGGCGGATTCACGAGACGCCCGCCCGCGTAGACACGTGCGCCGGTGTCGTTCCCGTCAAGGAAAAACGAAGGCAGGCCAGTCTCGCGAGACAACCACGCTCTGATCGTCATGAGACGCTCCTCACTACCTTAACCGCCTCTGTCCGGGCAAATGCCCGTGTCTCAGCACCAGTCCAGGGGTTTGTCACTACGGCGGTCACATGGATGGCGGCTCCCGCGAGGCCGTCGCCAGAGCCACCGTGTACTCCACCAGTCGCGTAGGGAGTCGCCACCCCTGGGATGTATGTACCGCCGAAGATGTCAGCGATCTGCGCGAGGATAGCCTCGCTGCGCTTTCGCTTCGACTTCGCGAGGGGAATGTACCCCTCACCGCCGGTTTCGGGCTCGGCCCAGACACGCCAGGCGCCCGCCGGGGCGATCTGCGCGACGTGCTGCTCACGGTGTAAACCGCCGCCCGCGTAGAAGGACAGCACAGAACCGTCGGCCTGCGCTGACGGGCCGCCCGACTGGCTGTACTGGCCGACGATGTTTACATACCATGTCTGCCCGTTCCACGTCGCCTTGATGCCCTCCATCTTGCCGGACACGTAGTCATTGGCATTGATGTTGACATACGGACTATATCCGTCGATTGCGGCCTTGATCGCGTCGAGCTTGGCGTTCGCCGCGTCGTTGTTGCCGTCGATGGTGACCGTGCCCGTCGCCGCGTCCACCTGCCCAACCGACGCGACCAACTGCGCGATAGCCGGGTCGCTGTTCGCGTCAATCGTGATCGTTCCGTCCTGGTTCTTCGCGTAACCCAGGGTTTCCAGGATGGTCGTAATCGCGCTGTCGTTGACGGCGTTGATGGTAATTGTGCCGCCGTTCTGCGCCTGCACGTAGGCAATGAACGCATCAACGGATGCGTTGGCGGCCTGCGTTTCAGCGGTCACGTGCGACTCAATATTCGTCGGGATGAGATTCAGTTGATCCGCGAGGGCGGCGGCCTGGTCAGCCGACAAGCCCATCGATTGCGCGACACTGATGAAGTTGTCGCGCGTCAACTGCATTGCGGCCTGCATATCCTCCATGGTCGCGCCGTTCTTTTCCATGGATTCGACGAGTTCCCAGCCTGACTTGGCGAGGTCGTCGAGGGCGGCTTGGTTGGCGCGGCCCGCCGCGGTCGTAATGTCGAGCGTCTGCCCGTTCTTTTCGACCGCCTGGTTCGCCGCGTCGATCGCGTCGTACAGGCCACGCCAGGAACCGCGCTCGCCCAGAATGATGTCCTGCAGGGTCTTTTGGGCGTCGATCAGGTCATGGGTGGCCTTCGCCTGGTCCTCCATGGCCTTGGCGGCATGGTTCGCGGCCCCGGCGAGCTGATCCTGCGCACTGCCATTTTTGATACCAGCTTCGGCGGCGAGGTCGTTCTGCTCCTTCGCCTTTTTGAGGGCTTCACTCTCATTGTTGAGGGCATCTTTTACCTGGTTTGACAGTTCCAGGTTTGCCTTCGTCGCGCTCGGGCTATTCTTTGCCGCGTCGCGTGCAGCGGTCAGCGTGCGGTTCACGCGTTCCATGGCGTCGGATGAGCCGGCGGCGGCGTCGACAAGGTCGTTGATGTCGCCGCCGAGCTGCTTGTATGCGTCGGCGGCGGACTTCGCTCGCTTCGAGTCCAAGAATCGCCAGAAGCTACTGTCGTCCTCGGACAGGTTGCGCAGAGCGATAGCGCGCGTCGATTCCGTCGCCGCGCCCGTGATGCTGTTCAGGCTCTCCGCGTACTCCTTCGCCGCGGCGGACGCGCGGGCCTGCTGCGCCTGGTAATCGCCGAGGACGGCGGTCAGACCAACCACGGCGGCGGTCGCTGCCAGGCCCCACGGGCCACCGAAAGCGCCCAGGAGTGCTGAGCCCGCGCCCTTCGCGGCGTTGCCGATCCCCGCGAGGGCAGGGGTGGCGGCCTGCGCGAGCGCCTTGACGTTGGAAACTCCGTTCGCGCGGGCCGTGACCCAGGCGTTACCGAAGCCGCCGATCGCTGCGCGCGTTTCAGCGAGGCCGCCGCGCATACCGCTGAACCCGTTCATGATCCGGGTCAGGAATGGGACAGAGCCGTTGAGGGATTGCATGGCGGTGCGCACGTCGGTGATCATCGTGAAGACTTTCATGCCCGTGCCCGCTGTGAGGGCGGCGGCGGACGTGAAGGCCACGAGGCCGAGGGTGCCCTGCTGCACGGGCGCGGGGAGGCTGCTGAAAGCGTTGACGGCCTGCTCGGCGAACTGCACGATCGTGCGCAGGAAGTCGTTAGCGCCGCTGCCGCTCTTGATGAACAGCGTCTCGAAACTGCCGCCGAGCTTCTCGAGGTCGCCGTTGAGGTTGTCCATACGGGCCTCGGCGGTCTCCGCCGCGTACCCGGCGTCGTTGACCTTATCGATCCACGACTGGATGCCGGCGGCGCCCTGCTCGTACAGGATGGACGCGGCGCGAATCGCGTCCTGGCCGAACATTTTCTTCAAGGCTTCCTGGCGGGCCTCAGCGGTCAGCTTCGACAGGCTGTCGTGGAGCTGGCCCGCGTAGGCGGCGAGGCCGACGAACTTGCCCTGCGCGTCATACGCGTTGATGCCCAACTCTTCCATGAGCTTCGCGGCCTGCTTGGATTGCGGCGTCATGTTCAGGAGCATGGTCTTGAACGAGGTGCCCGCGTCGGAGCCGAGGAGGCCAGCGGCGGCGAACGCCGACAGGGCTCCCGTGGTTTCCTCGATGCTGAGCCCGGTCTGTGAGGCGACGAGGCCCGCCTGCTTGAGGGCCATGCCGAGGTCCGATACGTCGCCCATGGCCTTGCCCGCACCGGCGGCGAGGAGGTCGGCGACGTGGCCGACGTCTGAGCCTGAGAGCTTGAACTGGGTCAGGGCCACGGATGCGATTCCGGCGGCGTCGGCGACACCCAGGCCCCCGGCGGCGGCCAGGTCGAGGGATCCCTTGAGGCCGCCGTTCAGGATGTCAGCGGTGGAGACGCCGGCCTTGGCGAGCTCCTCGATTGCGCCGGCGGCTTCGGACGCGCTGAACGCGGTGTCGGCGCCCGCCTGAATCGCGGCCTCCCTGAGCTGGTTCATGTTTTCGGTGGACTCGTGCGTGGCGGCCTGGACGTTGCTCATGGCCTGGTCGAAGTCCGCGGAGGACTTGACGACGTAGCCTGCGGCGGCAGCAGCGGCGACACCGTAGCCGATCATGGCCGTTGAGGCCGTGTCCCAGGCGGCGCGCTGTAGCTGCGCGGACTGGGCGAGGCGGCCCATGGTGGTCTCGGCGACCTTGCCGGTGGGGTCGCCCTTCTGGGCGAGCTGGTCGAGGCTCGTAGCCGCCGACTTGATTTGGCGGTTGAAATCCGCGACGTTCGCGCGCAGAGTGACCTTGATTGACCGTTCGGTCATTGTGGTTTGCCTTTCCGCGCGCGATCCGCGCCGCTACGACGGGGCGGCCCGCCCGGCTAGTCCTCGGTGCCGGTGAAAACCACCGTCGGGACCATGCCAGGCGCTGGCCCGCTCTTGTTCTTCTTACGCCACAGATCGAGGGCGAGTTGTGCGTTGTCTTGACGCTCCTCGACCTCGAAATATCCCTCCCAGTCGCCCTCGGTGAGGCGGCGCGGGTAGCCGAACGCTCCGACGCGCGTGTCCTCGTACATGTCGAGGGCGCCCGCTAGGGTGCTGTCTAGGTCACTCCACCTGTCGCCGGGCACGCCCAGGAACTCGGTCGGTCTGACTCCCCACTTCTTCGCGCTTCGGAGCGCCCGGACCAGCCACGCGCCGGCGGGCCGGTCCAGGCACTCCGTCACGAAGGGACCGAAATGACGGGCTTCACGGTGTTGACGGTGGCGACGGCCTGCACCAGCGCGACGACCTGGGGTTCGATGCGATCGCGCAAGGTCGCGAGCATGTCCACGGTGAGACCGGCGGGCGCGGTGATCTGCGCGGCGAGCTGCTCGAGGGTGGCCTGGTCACCGTCGATGCCGTGCTCTTCCATGTCCTTGCGGAATCGCTGCACCCAGTCCGCGCTGCGTCCCTGGACGGTGATGTCGAGGGCGGATGCGCGGATCTGATCGGCGACGGCCTGCATCTGCTCACGGAGGGCGCGCATGTCGTCGACGTTTGCGGCACGCTTGGCCTCGTCGTATCTGGTCTCGAGCGCACTCAGGTCGGCGAAAAGATCGCCGCGCGCGTACAGGGTGACGGTACGCTGGACGGGGGTCACCCCCGCGATCCATGCGGCAAGGTCGAACGTCTCGGGGGTGACCATCTGGTCGGGTGCCGTGTGGGCGAGGTTCAGGTCGCTCATGCTGAGCTCTTCGTCGTGGGCTGCCATGCCATGCTCCTAGCTGTGTAGCTGTGCTGTTTTCCGGGCTGCCTGCGTGTGGTGGGGTGCCCGCCCGGCAGGTCTGGCAGCCCATTGTTGGGACCTGCCGGGCGGGAGATAAGGGTGAAGGGGGCAGGCGGTCATCCGGCGGCGACGACTGCCACGTCCTCGACCGCGTCCATCACGTTCAACTTCGCCGTTCTCTTGATATATCCGGCGAAGCGGTCAGAGGGCTTGGTCGGCGTGCCGAGGACGACCTCGTACACGGACACGATGTCGCCTTCGGCGATCTCCTTGGATTCGATGGGGCCCTCCCTTTCGACCAACCAGATCGTGGTGCCCTTCTTCTTGATGAGATCCCACACGAAGTCGTCGTCTGTGACCGGCTTCCCGGTCTCGTCGAGGTAGCGGAACACTGTGATGTTGCCCGCGTAGGACGTGGGGCCGGGGGCCTTGCCCTCGCCCGTCTTACACATCTCCTGCTCGGTAATCTCCGTGTCCGAGTCTGCTCCGAGCGCGTAATCGGACTTCATGATGCGGCACGAGATCTTCTTGCCGGCCTTGATTTCCGCGGCGGTGATCTTGGCCATGTCCTTGGGCTTCGTGGTGAGCGCCCACAGAGTGATTCGCCCGTCGGCGAGGGTCTTTGCGCCTGCCATGTCATTCTCCTTCGGTGAGGGTGTCGGTGGTGTCGTCCCCACTGTCGGGGGCGTCGTGGGGTTCCTCCTGGCCGCAGCACAGTGGTTCGCGGGCCTCGGGGGGCGGGGTGAGCGTCCAGTCCGCGCCCCAGATCGGGTGTCCGATCCAATGCTCGGGGATGTCCTGGAAAACGCCAGTTCGAGTGTTGTAGGCGGTGACCATTAGGCCTCCTTCACTTGTGTTGCGCGGGCGCGCAGGGTGACAGTGCAGTATCGGGGCGCGCGGTTCGCGGGTGCGCCGACGGTGCTGTTATCGGCGCGCACCTCGGTCACGCCGACGTGCGTGAGCGGGAAACAACGCCAGCCCGGCGCCGACGGCGTCCACCCGGCCAGGCGCGCGGTTGCATGGTCCGCGAGGTCCAGGACGTTCACGGTCGTCGCAGCGACAACCTGCACGTGCAGGCGCACGTCAACGTCATCACCGCACCCGCCGACTGCGTCGGACGTGGCCAGTGTGGGCGGACCCCACACGAACAGGAAGGGCATACCGGGGTTGCCGGGCGGGTCGCCGACGAACGTCGTAACAGCGGCGCCCGCCGACGTGAGGGTGGCGAGGCGTTCGCGCATCTGCGTCATGATGGTGAGGGTCAGCCCCATAGCTCTCCTACGATGTCGGCGACGGCTTTTTGGAAGGCTTCGGCCTCCTCATTTAGCGGCTCGATGGGGTCGCGGGTGTGGCCACCGCCCCTCGACGTGCCGAAATACGCGACATTTGCCAGGGCACCGCTCGGCTTGTCGGGGCCGATCTCCGCCTCGACGGTGTTGTCCCCATCGATGAGGTCATAGGAGATAGACCGGGCGACATGGCGGATACCCGCGTTTCCCGAGGCTTCAAGATCGGCCTGCATGGCGCGTTTGATGTTCAACGCGCCTTTGCTCACGGCGGGCCTTAGCCAGCGGGACAGTTCGCCGGGTAGCCGGGTCGCGTCGGCGGCGATCTGCCTTACCTCCGTGGTGTCAATCTCGATGCCGGTCACAGGAGATCGTCCCCGTTCGTTTCCACGTCCACCTGAAAGCGGCGCGACGTGACGTGCGTCTTGTCAAACAGGCCGGTGACGCGGAAGGCGGACAGGTAGCCTGCGACGCGGATCAGGTCACCGACGCGCACCACGTCCACATGGTGCGGGAGGTGAATCGAGTACCGCTGAATGGTGACGAGCGCGCCGGCGGCGTTCGCCGCGGTCTCGTGCGCCTCGTATGTCTGCACCTTGCATGGCCCATACCAGACGGGGGTTTCGGTGACGTGGTCGAGGCCGTCGGCCCCGGTGGTCACGGTCGGGCGGGTCACGGTCGCCCGGTCGATCATGAGGGCTTCGGCAGCCTTGCGGCCCGCGATCACGGCGGTGCGGGCGCTCATGCCCAGCCTCCCGTCGGCGTGGTGCCCGGTTCGCGGCCCCCATACCAGGGCGCGGGTGTCAGGATCGGCATGTATGCGCCCGAGGTGGAGCCGTCCTGAGAGATGCGCCCCCATTCGTCGGCGGTGAGTGTCAGCTCGACGGCGGATGCAGCGGCGTCCAGCGTGTAGCTGTAATCGTCGATCCGCTCGTTCCGCTTCCCGTCTGGGTTGCGGGCGCGGCGCGCTACGACCTCGCTGATGACATCAGCGAGTATCTGACGGTCAAGCGCGTCGAGGTTGCCGAGGCGAGCGGCAATGATGCGCTCAACCTTGCCGATCCAGTTGGTGATCTGGTTCTGCTCGTCCGGGTCTGTGATTTGGCGGCCTAGGGTGGTCGCCACGTCGATTACGGTCGCGTAGGCCACGCGGGCAGCCTTTCACTCGTCGGGGTGGGTGGCGAACCCGTCGGGGTTACGCCGCACGTACCCGGGGTGCTCCCAGTGTGGGAGTTGGCGCTCGGGCACGGCGACGTGGTCACCCGACGGACTCGCCAAGTGGACGACGCTGTCGGTCACTTGCGGGCGATCTTGACGAACGCTTCCTTGTCAGCGGCCGTGAAGCCGTACTCGGCCTCCGCGCGCACGGCGACGAGGTTGTTCTCGTACAGGGACACAAGTTCGCCGTTGATGGTGACGGACGCCTCCGTGGAGATATCCATCGTGATGCCGCCGACCGTGCCCCAGGCGGCCTTGGTCCAGTCGCCGGCAAAGCCGACGACCTTGTCATTGCCGACGTTCTCGTGCATGTACGTTGCGCGGCCAAGGACGGAGCCCGAGCGCAGGGCAGGCACGGCTCCGGTGTACGCCGCCTCAGCGAACAGCGGCTTGCCAGTCGTGTCCTTCGTGTTCAGAAGGTCGATCTCGAAACCGGTGTCGAACGCAAACCCGGTGACCTTCTTCTTCGGGGTGCCCTGCAGGTTGAGAGCCATCGCCTTGACGATGTCGTCGTAGGTGTTGGAGCCTGCGGCGGCGCCCAGAGTCAGAGTCTTGGTCGTCGTCGCGAGGGTGGTCTCAAACGGCGACGTGCCGGTGCCGTCGCCGCCCTTGTTGTGGAAAACGGCGAGGTCGAACGCTCGCGCGAACGCCTCTGCGAGTAGGATCTGCAGGGTCTCAGAGTAGCCGCCGGGGTTCGCGCGGATGACCTCCTGGGAGGCCACCGCAATGGCGGTGAGCTTCTCAGGCTTCATCTTCACAAGCCCGAGCCCGGCCTCGGTGGTGTGCTTCTTCGTGCCCTCAGCGGTCCAGTTCGCGGTCGGGCGAGACGTGACGACAGGGAAGGCCTGACCAGAGGCACCAAGGGGCACCTTGCGAATCAGGGACATTGCGGCGGAGCCCTTGGCGGCCTCATCGAAGATGGGGCCGGCGAGTTCCGGCTTGATAAAGCTGTTAAAATCTGCGAGCTTCTTTGCGGCGGTGATTGCCATTGTGGGGTGCTCCCTTCGAGCGTGAGTTGTGGGGGTGGGGTTGGGCTGCTAGATGTCAGCGCCCGCCGAGCGCCTCTGTCAACATGGCCGCGAGCGCGTCCGTTGTGGTCGCCGGCTCGGGCGCACCGCCCTGCGACGGGTCGGGGCGCATGGCCAGCGGCGCGGGAGACGCATCAGGTGCCGGGGCCGGTGCGGGGATCGCGGCGAGGAGCTTTTCGGCGGATGCTGTGAGCTCCTCAGTGGTGTTTCCCTGCAGGAAGTCGGCCAGTGCGTCAGGGACGCGCATCGTGTGGATGACTTCGGCGCGGGCGAGGCGGGTCTGTAGTTCCGCGACCTGTGCGGCGGCCTGTTCGGCGGCGACCGTGCCGGCGGTCTTGGTCTCGTCGAGGCTCACGGACAATGCTGCGACCTGAGCTTCGAGGTCCTTAACGCGTGCGTCGGCTACCTTGCGAGCGTCGCGCTCTGCACGCAGCGCCTTGACACCGCCTTCGTTGAGGGTCTCCTCAGCGGGGACCGCGTTGGTGTTGGTGTCCGGCGTCTGGTCGGGGGTGGGTTCGGTGGGCATGTGGTTTCCTTTCTCGAATCGCTCGAGGGTGCCGCCCGCGCCGTCGCGGCGCGAGTCGGTGGCTTAGCGGGAGGTGCGCAGGAGTGCGCGCATCCGGGTCAGTTCGCCGCCGGTCGCGGTGGCCGCGTAGTAGCGGGCCTCGACTTGGGCGGCGATCTCGGGGGTGAGGGTGTAGTCGGCGCCGCCGATGCGCGCGCCGCCGTGGCGTTCCTGCGCTCGAGGTGTCCATGGGTTCAGGCCGTTCAGCACGTCTTGCCAGTCGCGGGTGGCTATTGCGATGCGCTTTTCGGCGGCGGTCATCCGTCGGCCCTCATAGGTGGCCTCGTACTGGCCGCGAATCGTGCCGCCGCTGACCTGCCCGCGCCCGGTGATGTAGCCATGAGCGCGCAGGGCCTCGACGGCCTGCTCGCGGTTCGGGTTCAGGCGGTAGATCGTTTCCGGGGCCATACGCTTCTGCCCCTTGCGTAGGATCTGGCCCGCCCACCCGTGTTTGCTGGTGCCCTCCGTGGTGAAAGCGCCCCGGTACTTCATGCCGCGCCGTGCGTTCACGACCTGGTACATGTCGGCGCCGTCGCGGATTGCGCGGGCGCCTGCGTTCGTGAACACGTGGTTCTGCTCGGCCTCGCTCATGCGGTTGAACGCCTCGTACGGGTCATCGATCAGCCCCTGGGCGAACGCTTCGGCTTGGTCCGTGACCATGGTCGGCACGTGCGTGCAGTCGCACCTCGGATGCCGCAAAAACCCTTGATTCCAGCGGTAGAAACGCCCCGCGAGAATCACGCACCGAGCGCAGGACGGCGGATTCAGCATCCGCACGTAGCCGACGCGGGGCCTGGCGGCGATCTGCACGCCCGCCGCGCCACGGCCCGCGTCCGCAACCTCGGTGAGGACCATCATCGATAGCTGACGGCCACCAGCCGCAAGCGCTTGCGCGGGTTCCATGCCGCCGGCTATGAGTGTGCGGGCTGTGATCGCGGGGGAGCGGAGGAGGGTGTCGAGGCCTCGTCCGTCGGCGGCGAGGCCGGTGAACGCGTCGGGGTCGACGAGGCCGTCAGGTGGCGCCCATGCGTCTTGTTCGCCGAGCGCTAGTGCGCCGCTGACGAGTGCGCTGGACGCCGCTGTGCGCTGTGCGGTGGTAATGGCAGCGGCGACGGTGGGGATGCGCTCGGCCCAGGCTTCGCCGATCCAGTTGGGACCTAGTTTGCGCCACTGGCGTGTAGCTGTGGCCAGCGCGCGGGCCTCCTGGTCACGGACCAGCGCGTAGTGGTGGTCAACCGCGTTCGGGATCGTAGCCATGGGCCGTGTCCGTCTCGTCGATCAGCGCGGGCGTGGTCTTTTCCAGGAGGCGCAGGAGGTCGGGGTCTGTTTCCTCCTCGCGCAGGTAGGCGCGCTCGGTGGCCTTGCGGGCGTCGTCCCAGCCCAGCTCGTCCCATGCGCCCTCACGGCTAATCAGTGGCTTGCCGCCTGCGAGCTTCTGCAGGGCGTCGGCCTTCTGACTGAACGTCGGCGTCGCCGGGTCGTGCCAGGCAACATTCACGGCGCCCATGGGCACCGTGTGGCCCATGATGCGGGCGGCGATCGTAAGCGCGCGGGACAGGGCCGCGCCACACTCGGCGTTGACTCGCTCCACGCGCTTCACCAGCTTCGATTCCTCAGCGCGGATCGCGCCCTCAGCGGGCGGATTCGTGGTGATGAGGCCGAAATAGCGGGCCGGGAACCCGGTCAGGGATGCGGCGAGCTTCCCGTACAGCTCAATCGTGTTGTGGAAGTTGCTCAGCTCGCCGGGGGCGAGCTGCGTGACCTTCGCGCCCGCGTTCTGCAGGGCAACGAAGGGATTCAAGTAATTGGTCCAGGCGCTGGGGTCGGCGAAGTCAGAGCGTTTCGCGCCCATGATGATGCGCTTGGGGACCGCGTTCGTCTCCAGCGCGGCTTGCATCTGGGTGATCGCGCGGGCGGCGGCGTCCGTGACGCCCATGATGTCGTCCATCTCGCTATGCCCCGTGACCTCGCCCGTCATCTGACGGTTGAAAGACGGGATGACGGGGACGATGCCGAGGCCGTGCCGGTCGCGGTCGACGACCTGCCAGGTGCCGCCCACGGTTGCGTAGGTGGTGGTGGTGTCGGGCGTGTAGATCGTCGCGTACCGGGTTTGCGTGCCGTCGGGGGCCTGGTCGGTGACGATGCGCACGGCGTGCGTGATCGTCTTTCGACGGTAGTCGAACTTGACCGTCATTTGGCGGGGTGATTCCACGCAGACGATGGGGTAGTCGCCCTCATTGTCGCCGATACCGACGGACAGGTAAGCCCGTCCGTAAATCAGACGATCACGCTTCCACTTGCACAGCTCGGCCTCGAGGTCGTTCGCGTCGATCAGGGCGCGAAGATCCTCAGCGACTTCTGGATGCGACGGGACCATGATGCCGCGCACGTCCTGCCGCTCCTCGATGGTGTCAACGACCACGCGCGGCCAGTTCACGACCGTTTCGAGGGTGCGTAGCGACGGGGGCAGCGCCAGACCAAGGTGCTGCAAGGTCTGGCGGCCCTCGTAATAGGCGCGGTGCTTCCTGTCCGCCGGGGCCGTGGCGTTCAGCGCGTTCTCAGCGTCGGCCAGCAGGCGGGCTTCGTCGCGGGTGATCTGGTCAGTCATGCGTGTGTGTCCTTTACCATGCGAAGGAGATAGCGCCGCCGGGCTCCCAGCCTTCGGCGTGCTCATCCGCCGCGGCCTCGTGCGCCAGAATGTCGGCCATGAGGACGTCAATTTTCATGTGCTCGGCTGGCTTGCCGAGGATGAACTTGTCGCCAGGTTTGGCGACCTTTCGGGCGTGCAGAGCGCACAACTTCGCTGTCTCGTCCCTGGTGTGTGTAGTCAGGCCTTCGGCGAGATCCTCACGGAACCGCACCAGCGCCGCGAACATTCGTGTGATCGAGTTCGTAGGCCACTGCACGACCACATAATCGCCGTAGAGCTGTTCCCACTTGTCGATCTGCGTCTCCCAGTGGCGCGGGTCGCAGTAGAACCGCTGCACCGTGTAACGGTCCATGATCTCGGCGACCGCCGCGTCCACCTCACCGCGCGGGATGCGCCCTTCTGGCCACTCCTCGGGGTTCCACACGGTAGGCCGCTCATCGGGCCCGTACGTGGGAGTGAAGCGCAGGCCGTCGACGGTTTCGGCGCGGATCGCCGTCCAGTCACCCGACCGCGAGCCGTCGAAACCGAGCGCGATCTCGCAGCCCGGCTCAGGCTGCGTGTCCCTGGTCTGGCGACCCCACACCTTTTCGGTGAGATAGGAGCCCTTGCCCTGGACGAGCCGGTTCCCGAAGAAGCGCTCGGCCTGCGTCGGGTCGGTTTCCATGAGCTCGTCGACCTCAGCGTCAATCGCCTTGGGGTCCACCCACGGGGACGACGCGTACACGAATCTGTGGATCTTTGACCTGTCCGCCTTCTTCGTGTAATCCCAGTCCAGGGGCGGCTTTTCGTAGAACTTGAAGATGTCCCGCGCCCGGCTCTGGTACGCCTGTTGCGCGGCGCTGTCCTCCATGGGATCCCAGGGGTTCGTCAGCTCAATCGTGCGCCCCTGCATACCGGCGACCGCTCGGCGGATCGTCTGCCAGGTATTCAGCACACCCGACTGGGGCGTGTACAGGCCCGATTCGTCCGCGATCGCGCACGTGAAGGGCTGGCCGAGCTTCGAGCGCGCCGCCGACGTGACGGGCACGATCTTGCCCTCATTCGGCAAACGCACGAAGCCCTCGCGGACGCGCACGAAGTCCCCGAGCGGCCCGCTCTTAATCATGGCCTGCAACGGCTCGTAGACGTTCCTGGTCTGGTCCTCGGCGAAAGCCAGGAGCGCGATCAGACTCTTGTCACGGGGGCGGCCCATGGCCTCGCCCGGCTCGTACCAGTACTCCCACCCGCACCCGCAACCGTGATCGGCGCACCTGTACACGTCGCCGTCCTTCGCCCACCCGGCGAACATGGCCGGGCCGACGCCCTCCGCGAGCGCGACCGCCGCCGCGAGCGGCGACTTGCCCGACTTCTGCGGGCCCACCCACAGGCTACGGCGGTAGGTGAAGGGCTCCACGAGGCGGTGCGGGTCTGCGACGGCTTTCGCCTTGATGCGGTAGTGGTTGGCGTTGCAGTAGAGCTGCCAGCCGTTCAGCACGAGCGGCTGGTTGAAGTACACGCCGGAGGGGACGAGGCAGTGTGCCTCGATCCAATCCGAGATCAGGAAACCCAGCGTGTGATTCGGGTTGAAGTCGAGGGCGAGTGGGGGCGGCGCGTATTCGTCATGTGCCATTTGCGTCGCCGTCGACGACGGTCATGCCAGCGAGCCGGGCGCGGGAGGAGTGGCGGCGTGCCGGGCGGTCGGTGGTCTCGGCTTCGGCGGCGGGCTTGCCGGTCGTGATCTGCCACTGGTGCAGGGCGAGGCCCGAGGCGGTGAGGCCGATCTGGTCGGCCAGTCGCAGGAGCGCGGTCTTGTCGCCGGCCTTCGCGCCTTCTTCCTCACAGGTGACGGCCAGGCGCACCCACTGGGCGACGTTGTACGTCATCCAGGGCTGTTCGCGCCACACCTCGGACTGGGGCTGTCGCCAGGCCCACGCCCAGAGCTCGAGTTCACGCTTCCAACGCAGCTCAGTTGCCAACTTGCGGAAACGGCGCCCCCCGTTCGGCAGGGTCTCCCACAGCTGCATCGGGGGCATGGCGAACTCGGGGACGGGCGCGGTGGCGGGGACGCCTCCGAGCTGACGGAAGCTGATGCCGCGAGCGTCGCTGCGCCCTGAGTTGGGGTTGACGGGCGGCCCACTTCGAGCTCTGGCACCTCAGGACGGCATGGCTTCACTCCTCGCTGGCCGGCGTCGCGCCTGCCTGCTGGTCTACCCGGCGTCGCGCCGGGCGGCTTTTCGGTTGCGGGCGGAAGGTTTTGAACCCTCCGCACTGTTTACATCCCTCACCGGCGGTCTGACGTGGCCCCCGTCGGGGCCACCCCCCTGGGGGGTGTATGCGTCAGTCCGTTTCGGTTCGGTCGTATTTGTGCGCCGCTTTTCCGCCAGCGCTGCGATTGCAAAAAACGTGTTCTGGTCCGCGAATGATCGAACGATCTTCGTCATCATGACCAAGATCAAACGGTTCGCCTGCCTTGATGGGCTTACCACACCGCCAGCACACGGCCTGGCCGGCCTCCACGAGGCGGGCGGCCCGCGCGCGGGCGGCCCGGTAGTGGCGGTCATACCCGCGCGCGGTTGAGTAGCCTCGCTGCTGTTCGCGCTCGCGGTTGTGGGTTGGGCAGTACCTGGGGCCGGGATGGGGGATGAGGGCGGGGCATCCCGGGTGTGGGCAGCGGCGGCGGGACATGGTCTGTGTCCTCACGGTGCGGGTGTGGGAGCGGGTGTTGCGGTGTCGTGTCGCTCGCGTGGTTGTGTGCCCGTCGTTGGGCTTGGGTTCAGCGCTTGCTTGGCAGCTGCCTTGGTAGGTGCCACTGCATGTGCGGGGGGATGATACGCAAGACCCCCGACCTGGTAGATAGGTCGGGGGTCTTGGTATCGATCAGGAGGCAGGGTATCCGTGGCACACTACACCCGCTTCAAGTGTGACACTACCACACTTAGGGGGTATCTGCTACTCGGTATCCGCGCGTGCCGCCACCTGCGCGCGGTGGGCCTTCTGTAGTTTGGCAGTGGCTTTGACGGCGGAGGCCAGGTCACCGTCGATAGTTGCGTCCATGGTGTCGCGGCGTTCCATGAGTTTGACGACGACGCCGACGGTCTCGGGGTCGCCTTGGGAGGCGAGGGGCCAGAGTGCGGCGCTCATCTTGTCGAGGCGGCGGGCTTCGACGTCGGGGTCGTAGTCGCGGGGGTCTTGGCGCTTGCCGGCTTTGATGAGGGCTTTCACGTCCTTGACGGTGGTGTCGAGTATGTCGGCGATCTTGGCGACGCTTAGGCCGGCGGTGGCGAGGTCTAGGGCGCGCAGGGCGCGGTCATCGGTCATTGCGTCCCCCTTGCTTGGGCGATAGTTAGCGCTACGACGAGGGTAGCGGTAGCGATCTGGGCCGCGCCAAAGGCCTGGTCATTGCCCGCGATGTTGTCGCATCCATTCGCGGCTGTGAGGGCGGCTACCGTGATAAGCGGTGCGGCCTGGCATATTCGGGTGAAGCGTCCGCGCATTATGCTGTCTCCTTTCGCAGGAGAGCATATTGGGCTGCTCGTCGTGCGAGGCGCTCGACGACGATGCCGGGGAGTGGTTCGGGCACGTGGTTGATCTTGCATTTACGGCGCCACTCGATAGTGCCGTCGGCATGGACCCAGACGATGCCGATTGACGCGTCAATGACTGGGCTTGTCTCGATGAGACCGGCGGGGACGGCGTACAAGAATCGATGTGTGACACGCTTCCAGGGGCGAATCTTCGCCCACGTCTCGCGCCTGGCGTCGGCTCTACTGACCTTGATCTCGATAGCAGTGCGGATCTGCTTGTCGATCATGAGCGCGTCGATGCGGCGCCTCAGTGAGTCGTGCCCTTCTGGGTTGTTCAGGTTGGCGTAGGCGTATTCGTCCCTGATTTCCAGCTCGGGGACGATCGCCGCTGTCGGCCAGGCTTTGCGCAGGGCGTTGAGGATGTCGTCGGCGTTCATGCTGCCCCATCCTGTTCGCGGTCGAGGCGGTCGTGGACGGCGCGCACCTGGTAGAGGGGGCCGGGCTGGGTAGGCACGTGCCCTCGGTGTGCCCACTGCCTGAGTCGGTCGTGGGAGAGCGCGGGGAACGCGGCCGCGAGGGTCGCCCAGTCCACGTAGATGGCTGCGTTGCGGGTGTTTCGGAGCACGTCGTTGAGTGCGACTTTCCGTGTCATTTCCTGATCTTCCTTATCTTGGTACCAGCGGTCGCACCGCTCGCACGATCCGCGCTCGGGGATGCCGCTTGGTGTGGGGTCGGCGGTGATGGGACCCCCACAGTGGGGGCACGTTCCGATCACCTGGGGGGTGTGTCCCGTCGCGCGGGCGAGGATGCGCCACGTGTCGGTGATGGTGTCGGCGAGGGCCTCCCAGTCGGCGGCGTGGTCCTGCGCCCACGTGATTGTGCCGATCAGGTAGGGGAGCGTGGACCGACGGGCGGGCGCGGGCTCGCTGCGCTCATCTGCGAGCTGCACCGCCCACGGGTGGAGGACGTCGAGCACGCCGCGGCTGGTGCGGATGCCGGCGGGGCCGTCGTCGGTGGTGTCGAGGACAGCGGCGAGGTGGTAGGGGAGGCCCCCGCCGGTCCCGCTGTGGCCGACCGAGGTGGGGCGTGGTGAGTGCAAGCCGGTCGCGGTATGTGCAGCGTCGTCGAGCGCGGGAAGCCAGGCGGCGATCTGCGCGAGCATGCGCGTGGGCGTGGGCATTGGCGGGGGTCTCCCTTCCGATTTTAGAGGGGTGGGCTGTACATATTAAAACGGGGGATCGGCTGGCATGGGCTGGTTGGCCCACGGGCTGCCGCCGCCGGGCTGACCCGTGACGTTGCCAGGCGCGGGCGCTGGCCCGCGCTGCGCCTGGTACTGGCGGCGCGCGGCGGTCGAGCCCAGGAAGCGCGGGTTGAGCACCTCGAGGGCTTCATGACGCTGACCATCCCGGCCCGTGTACTCAACCTTGGCGATCACGCCACTGAGGCCAACCTGGTCGCCCTTCCGGCATGTCTCGGCGATCCACGAGTGGCGTTCGCCCCACAGGGCGGCGCGCACCCACAGGGGGGCTCCCGCGTCCTCCCACTCGCCCGTGGGCTTACCGTCCGGGCCTCGGCGCTGCCTGCGCGGCGTCGCGCAGATCCGCAGCTCGGTGACTTGCTGGCCGCCCTGGGTCCACCGCACTTCGGGGTCGGCGCCCAGGTTGCCGCTGACGGTTGCTTCGATTGCCATGATTGATGTGTCCTTTTCGTTGATTTAACGCCGATTGTCGGGCGTGTGCTGGTTGGTGTGGGCCGCGAGCGCGTTTATTGTCTGCCCGGTCGATTCGCTGTGCGGCGTTTTGCGGGCCTCCCAGCACCTCGGGTGGGTGTGGGTACTGCCGGGGGGCTGTTCGCCTGTCAGCGGCCCGCGCTGGGTGCTTGTTGGGGGGTTGCTGCGTTGAGCATGGCCTGCCAGTCGGCGGGCGGGGGCGCTGATGGCAGTTCGCGGCGCTCGCGGGGGGTGCGTTGGATTGCGTGCCAGGCGCGGGCGTCGGCCTGGGTGGCGTCGCATCCGGCTTTGATGGCGCGGATCTGGGCTCGTTGCCAGGCGATCCAGTCACCGGGGGTGTCTGCGAGCTCGTCGGGCGGCCCGGGCAGGCCCATGCGCTCAGCGCTTTCGAGCCTGGCCTTGCCGAGGGCGCGCCAGCGGCGGTTGATGTCCGCCGGCATGATCCAGGCGCGTTCGTCGCGGTAGTGCTCGCCCACGAGGCGCAGGGCGTCCTGCAGGGGCATGTCCGGGTCGAGGGCTTCGGCCCAGGCGAGCGCGGCTGCCTGCGTGGCTTGCCGGTTGTCGTACGCGGCGGCCTTGGCGAGGACCTTGGCGGCCTCCTGGGCGTTCATGCGGCGCCTCCTTCGATGGCTACGAGCGTGGGCTGGCTGGGCTGATGGTTGGGGTCGAGGCTGTCGGCGAGGGCGAGCCAGTCGCCGACACGGTCGTCGGTCGTCGCACGCGGAGCCTGGACTCGGCGCGGCTGCGTGTGCTGTTCCTGGCACCTGCGCGCCCAGTTACGCCACGTCGCCGCCCAGTCGGTCTTGCGGCCCTTCGCGCCGGGCTGCGCGGTCCAGTAATCGCGGAACCGTTCGACCTCGAGGCTGGTTGCGGCAGTGGGCGCGTTGGCGCGGGTCCAGTCCGCGAGGGCTTGGTCGGGCTGCCACCCGTCAGGGATGCGCGTCCCTCGGGCTTTCGATGACGTCGAGGGCTTCGAGGCTTCGATGATGTCAGCGCTCGCGGTTGCCGGTGCCGCGTCAGCGGCGACGGTCACGAGCTCGGCGCTCGCGGTCTCAGCGGGTTCGGTTTCGCGGGGGGGCCTAACGGGGGGTTTCCCTGTTCCCTGTTCCCTGTTCCCTGTTCCCTGTTCCGGGAGTGAGCCTTCAGTGAGTGTGCAGTGAGGACTCACTGAAGGCTCAGTGAGTGTGCAGTTTTCGGCGTTGTATTGCGGAAAACGCGGTTTTGACGGTCGGTTGATTTTCTGGTGCTTGTCCCAGCTGTTTACCTGCAGATATTTGCGGCCGTCGGGGCCCTCATATCGGGTGATTAGACCCTGCTGTGAGAGGCGCATGAGGCCTCCGTGAGTCCTCACTGAGGCCTCAGTGAATGTGTCGAGAGGGTACAGGTCACACTGGATGAGTTGGGGTTCGTCGCGGCCCACGCCGTTGTCCTCGACGTACGACCACAGGCCGATGAATAACAGCCGGTCCTCAATACTTAGTGCTGCTATATCCTCGCTGCGCCAAAATTCGGGTTTGATGGTTCGGATGCGCACGGCTGTTACCTCCTGTCCTTGGTCTTTGCGGCTGGTGGCTGCGTGTAGTAGGTGATTTCTGTGACGGCCTGGTAGCCCTGCTCCACTGTCTCGATGGTGAGCACGCGGGCAGTGTCAGGTAGGCCGGTAATCGCCTTGGCGAGCTGTTCGGGGTCGATTCCGAACGAGGCGTTGAAACGTATGGTTCTGTGTCTGATGCGCCTGGGCATTACTGGGCCTCCCACGGCATTACAGTGGTGTAGTAGATAGCGACGCGTCGCGTTGGAATCGGCCCATCTTCTTCGATGATGCGCATTTCGACGATGTCTGAGTAGACGGGCATTTCGTCGAGCATCCGTTGCACGGTTTCCGGGAGGATCGGCTTGTCGTCGGTGAGGGTGAACGTCACATACATGGTCGGTTTGCGTTTGCGTGCCATGTCATGGCCTCCCGTATCGGTCGAGCACGGGGTTTGACACGTAGGTAATCGTGAGCGTGCGCATCACAGCCTGGTCCGTTGTGCCCGGCTTTGTTGTCACTGTGTCAGAGACCGACAAATCAGCGATAAGTGCGCTGTCAGGCAGTGCGGTGGTTAGGCTATCGATGAGGTCGCGTTTATCCAGCGCGTCCCGGTACATCCAGGAGAGCTTCACGGTGTGGATGGTCTGCGCTTCGATCCTCCCCATGTCAGTCTCCGCTCTCAATGGGTTCGCGGTAGGTAATGACGAGGCGGCGGGTGCGATGCCGGCGGCGGGGTAGTAGGTGATGGTGAACTGGCCTCGGGCGTATCGCTTCATTTTGTGGTCTCCTGTTCCTGAATTATGAGGGTCACCGTGTGGGTGCCCTTTGGGGCTTTCTGTGGGTTGCGGGTGAAGGCGACGCTCGGGATATGCAGATGGTCGTCGTCCCAGACTCGGGTGTCGACCAGGCCGTCGATGATCGCCTTCACCGTGGGCGCCGCGTTCGCTGGGTCCGCTCGAGTGGCCGTCGGGTAGCCGATCACGGCGGTGACCGTGGACGCGCCCAAGCGTTGGCCCGCTGCGCCGGTGATGCGCGCTTCGCTGGCGGCGAGGGCTCGCAGCATCCGTGTGCGTCGCATCCTGGTTGACCAGTGGAGGCGTTGGTTGGCGGTGAGCCATAGGGCGGGGTGCAGGGTGAGGGCGAGGCGGATCATGACGCGAGGGCTGTCGCTACGGCGTGGGCGGCCTGCAGGGGCACGGTCCCGGTCTGCAGGAGGGTCATCCGCTGGTCGCGGGTGAGGGGCAGGCTCGGCGTGCTCACGTAGCCGACAGGGAGGCCCATCATCCATTCGATGAAGACGAGCGATAGATCTCTAACGATTTCGGGAGTAGGTGGCGTGAGTAGGGGGTATGGGTATGGTTCGCCGGTGACCTTCTCCCAGTGTTCGAGGCTGCTCGTGAGGGCTTTGTCTGGGCGGCCTTCAAGGTCGTCGCTCGCCCACTGACGCGCGGTTTTGAGCAGGAGCGCGTCGTCAACGGCGGGCGTTGGCCAGAGCGGGCTAAACGAGCGGTCCGCTTCCAGGTACGCAGTATTCACTGCAGGCGAGTCGCAGTCTTTGCGGACAGCGGTCACGTACACGCGGGGGCGCACGTGCGGGGCCCCCACGTCGCACGCTCTGACAGCTCCCCAGTTTGCGCGGTAGCCGCGCTCGGCCAGGTAGTCGCAGATATGGCGTGCTTCGTCTCGCGGGTACCTGACCTCGGCGACGATCATGGGGGGCTTGTAGCCGCCGTCGATCAGGAACCGGGCGGTGGGGTAGAAGCCATTGAATCCGTTGACGGTGAGGACATCCACCATCGGCGGCGGCGCATCGATGACGATGTGCGCGCCCGCGTACGGGTGGTGGTACTTCATGATCGTGCGGCCTGCGCAGGTGAGGGTCTGGCCGGGGTGCGCGTGCCAGGCGAGCGTCGCGCCGCCCAGCGCGGCGGCCACGCCGATAGGGAGGCCACCGTAACCGGGATTAATAGCACCGATGGTCAGTTCTGTGTTCATCGATCGCTCCTGTTCTTTGGCGCGTCGGCGGCGGCGACCTCGGCGGCGACCTTGATATGCATGGGGCTGCGCTCATCCGGCGAGAAAACGACCAGGCTGCCTGCCTGCGCGATCCACCTGTAGCCGCAACAACCAGTCAGCCAATAGCCGGGGTTGTTAACTGCGACGGCGATTTCACCGTTCTCATTGGTGACGGTCACGGCGAGGCCCCACGCTTTCAGGGCTTTTGTGTCGGCCTCGGGGTCGCCGGTGAGCCTGTAGGCGTAGAAATTCATGCGAGGTCCTCCTCGCTGATCGGCGCGCCGGGCTTCGTGTACCAGGCGCGGAAGTCATCAGGAATGCGGACCGAGAGCCTCATGCTTCCGGGACGAGCGAAGACCATGTCCCCCTCGAACGCCCAGATCATGTAATTGTTCTCGAGCAACACCACTTTGCCCTCTGGCGTGAAATCCACGCTCTTTCGTGCTCGTCGGGCGATCTCGTCTGCGTTGTCGCGCGTGAGGCGCACTGCCTGCACCACGACGCGCTCCTGGTACTCACGTACCCTGTCAAGTCCTTTGAACGGGTCGAATGTTGTCATTGCGTGTCCTCCTCGGTGATGAGTGCGAGCTGCGTGGGAGCCCTGTCCCACATCCGGTAGTAAGGGTTGTCCCACTCGGCCAAGCCGCGGGGGTTCGCTTCCTCGAGCAGCACGTCCGCGTGGCACGGCTGGTCTGGGGGGCACCAGCACGCGAGGTCGAGGCCCCACAGGCGTTGGCACGCCTCACCGACGATGCGGCCCTCCCTGGTGTGCGCGATCCACTCGCGGAAGCGCTCGACTGCCTCCTCGGGCGTGGCGACGACCATGGGGTCACCGGCGCCGAGTTCGCGGCGTGTGCGGGCCACGCGGTAGGGGTTGCCGTACAGGCTGCCCCTCCCCACGTAGATGGTGTGGGCTGGCATGCGCCAGCCGCGCGTGCGCTTGCGTTGGATACGGATCGGCATCCTCATGAGCGCGCCTCCCCCGTCTGGGTATCGGCAAGCCGGCGGCGCTCCAAGTAGCGGTCGGCGGCCTCGTCGGTGGAGTAGCGCGCCCATTCGAGGATGTCCTCGGCGGTGACCCCGTCCTCCCACGGTGCAAATCCAGCGTCGCCCATGCACAGGGACGCGCATTCATCACAGTCATCGCAAACAATCGTGGTGACAATCGTCCCCATGTCGGGCACCTCTGTGCGGTCATACTTAACACCCCGGGGGATGCGGGCACCGCACATGCTGCAGGTGACATGCCCACGGCTGCAGGGCCGTGTCCTACGGAGGATGTCAAACATCTGCTTCCCTTTCGTTGATGAGGAACCCGACCGCGAGCGCGGCCTGTTGCGGGACGACGCCGTTGCCGAGCATCCGTAGTTGTCGTTCTCGGCTTAGGTTGAGGTCGGGGCCGGTGACGTGCCCGTCTGGAATCCCCATAAGCCACTCCACGAACCTGGTGGAGAGCTGGGATTTTCCGCCCGGGCGGCGTGAGGGCGTCGAAGGAGCTGGGGCTGCCCTGCCCGTGATCTGCTCCCATCGGGCGATCGCGGCCGCGTAGGGTCCGAAGTGGGTGAGGTCGCTGCTGGTTGCGACCTCGTGGAGGTTCGGCCCGTACCCGGCGGACGAGCGGGGCGCGTTCGTCGCCTGCGGTGTCGGGAGTAGTCCCCCGGTGGGGAGGAGTTGCACGGCTTGGGTGAGGCTGTGGCCTGTTCCCTCTGGGTGGCGCCCCGCTTTGTGGTCCGACGCGGTTGGCGTCGGGATCAGAGCGCCGAGACCTGATCCTGCAGGGTCACGGAGTGGCCGCCTGCGCGGCGTTTCTCCGGGTCCTGCGGCCCCCCGCACGTCCCAAGGTTGGCCGTGGGGGTGGCCAACAAGGAAGAGGCGGGCGCGCTGGTGGGGGGCTCCTGCTTCGGAAGCTCGCACAACACACCATTGCGTGTCATACCCGAGGCTGGCCAGGTCGCCGACCACACGGCCGGCAGCCCTGAGAGCAGGTCGAGCTGCTCCGTCTCCCAGCAGTCTCGGCTCGCGTTCCACCTCACTGTAGGCTCCACTGCTCAAAGCTCCTTGTACGTTCTCCCACACGACGAGGCGCGGGCGGATGGTTTCGACGGCGGCGGCCATTGCCGCCCATAGGCCCGAGCGTGTGCCCGTGGCCATGCCTGCGCGCTTGCCGGCGAGGCTCAGATCCTGACATGGGCTGCCGCCGCAAATGATGTCGACTGGCTCCACGTCGGCCCAGTCAATCTGTGTGATGTCGCCCAGGTTGGGGGTGTCAGGCCATCGCGTGGCGGCCAGCTTGCACGGCCCCGGTTCCACGTCGCTGGTCCAGGCGACCTGCGCGTCGGGGTCTAGGGCCATGGCGACGCCCATGTCTAGGCCCCCGTAGCCGGTGAACAATGATCCGATGGTGGTCATTGTTCGTCGCTTTCAGTGGGGAGGGCGGCGGCAAGGTAGAAGTGGATGGTGCGCACGCGTTGCGCGGCGTCTGGGTTGTTGCTGAGGTCTTTCTGTAGCTTGTCAAGCGCAGATAGCGACTGAGAGACCACTGTATTGACCCTACGTTCGTAGCATTGCGTCCTCCCTATGTAGAGGCGAAACATCTCAGACAATTCATTGAATGCCTGGTCGCCGGTCTTCCCTTCGATAGTCGTCATTGTTCGTCCCCTTCAGATCCGCGGCGGGCGGCGTCCATTTGGATGTTGCAGGTGAAGATGTCAAGAACGGTTATCATTTCGTCGAAGTCTGCGTGCAATCCCGCCTCGTTGGCGAGGTCGCGCGCTTCCCTCAGTGACTCTTTTGCGTCAAGCAAAAGAGTCACGACCTCGTCGTATTCCTCGCTCATTTCGCCTCCTCACCGGCGTCTTCCTCGGTGATGCGGGCGCCGAACGCCGCGTCCACGAGGCGCGTGGCGATCGCGTCGATACCCCGCTCAACGTGAGATGCGGTCAACGTTTCGCCCGCTTTGATGACCTTGACAAGGAGCGCACGCAAGGTACTCAGGTCCGCCGCTGCGACGACAGCGGCGTTCTGGACCTCCCGGTACCGGGCGAGGACGAACGCGAGATCCGCTGCCGCGTTCTGCTCGAACACCTCGACCGCCTGCGCGTATTCCTTCGCGGCAACTTGAGGGTCCAACCCCGCGTAGCCGCGACCCGCAAACTGCAGGTCACGCAGGCGCTCCTCCACCTGCCTGATCGTTCTGGTCATTTTGTTTCCTCCTCCAGTGCGCCGGTCGCAGGGCGGGCGACCGGCAGTAAGACGTGGATCCGTCGGCTTGAGTGCTTGACGACCACCGTCGGAGTAGCCGTGCAGATGAATCCGTTGATCTCGGCTTCCAGGACTACGTCCTGCATGGCCATGCAGACCAGGTGCGGGATCGGTGCCCCGCCTTCCGGGTCGTAGTGATCGAACGTCACGTTGCGCTCGATCATGGTGGCGCCCGCCGTGGGCGAGGAAGACATACGCTTGGTGATCCCCTCAAGGGTCTTCGCCTGGGCGAGCCCACGTATCTGAACCCACACGAGCACTGCCATGGCGGCCACCATCACGATCAGCGCGGCAAGGACTGGCGCGTTCACTTCGCACCACTCCCATGTGGCCCCGACATGAGGTCTTTCTCCCAGTACCAGACCTCGGCGGCGACAACCGCCGTGACGATCAGTTGATGCACGTGCTCGCTCACGTGCGGTCGGTTCTCGTACATGACGCGGGCGCGCCTGGCGGCGATAGACACGGTATCCGTCACCGTTTTCATGCTGCGTCGCCTCCGTCCGGGTCGTCTCCGTAGTCGAAGAATGAGGTCTGTTCGTCGTCGATGACCTCGACTTCGGGCGCTGCCTCGACCGAGGACGCCGCCGGCTTGCCGTCGTTGTAGATGGCGATCAGCTCGGCGTGGAGCTGGTCGGCCTGATCGTCGGCCAGGGCGTTGACGGCGACGATCTGCCCGAGGACACGCTTGCACAGGGCGGCGTACGCTTCCTGCGTGAAGCTGAGGGTTTCGAGGCCCTTAGCGACGCCTGCTTGCCTGGGCGTGAGCGGTCGATCGGGCTGGGGTGAGGCTGGCCGCGCCGCGCGAGACGCCTGCGGAGGCGCAGTAGGAGCGGGCGCCGGGTGGGTGTCGGCGTGGACGATCTCGGCCTCAACGATGTCACCCGTGTCGGTGACAGTCGTGTTGAAGTCCTCCGGGGTGTAGATCATCCCCATGAGGGTTTCCGAGGCGCCCTGGCGGGCGACTTCACTGATCGCCCTCGCGCGAAGCATCTGCGTCGGATACTGGGACCAGGGGCCTTTCTGCCCCCACAGGCCCGCACGTGTGGCCTTCTCACGGTCCCAGGTGACCGTGTACTTGAAGTCGGGATCATCCCGACGAATCAACGTCACGGTCACGGACTCGGGTCCGTTTTCGGTGACGCGGAGCTTGTGGCCCGCTCCTCGGATCACGGCGGCCATGAGGTCAGACGACAGCGTCGCCTTCCCCTTGACGACCGTGATGGATTGAAGGGCTTGGAGTGGCTCGAGGCCGAGCGCAATGCCGGTCTCGGCGGCAATGAAGGCGTTTGCGGCGTTCCCCCGGTAAATGTCGGGGACGATGCCGGCTGCGGCGATACGCTGCACATATTCGACGCGCTGATCGAGCGGCGCGGCTGCGTAGGAGAACCCCACGGCCCTCCCCGTCTGTGCTGCGACTAGTTCGTTACTCATCGTTATTCCTTTACAGGTCGAAAGTCAGGGGGTAGAGCCCCCAGTCGTTGATCTCGTTCTGCACGTCGTACGCGCAGTCCGGGCAGACGTTGTGGGGGGGGTCCACAGGCATCCCGCACATGCGGCACTCGTTCATGCCCGCCTCCTCGATGCGCTCACCGCGCGGCGGCGCTTGACCTCGTCGGGGTTCCAGGAGAGCCAGATGTGAAAGCCCCCTGCGCCGTCAGACCTTGAGTCGACGATCCAGAAGGTGCCCTTCGTGTTCAGGATGTGCGCGTAGGCGCGCAGCGTGTCAACGGCGCGTTGGGGCCAGCCGCCGGTGTCGCTCTCCTCGTTCGGGATGAGGAACGTCTCGCACGGGTGAGTCTGAATGTGACGCCGCTCGGCGTGCGTCGTGACGCGCAGGAACAAGGGGGCGTGGGCGCCGACCTGCGTTTTGTTAGGGATCGCGGCTTTTCGGATCGTCACGCTGCTTCGCCTTCCTGCGTGTCTTCGCGGCCAGCAATGGCGGTGCCGACGGCGATACCGCAGGTGGTGGGGATGAGGGCGAGGAGGCCGGCGGCGAGGTTGCGTTCGTAGCAGGCGAGGAGCATGGCGAGGACGCCGTTGGTTACGGATATGACGGCGACCAGGTGGTAGATGGTTGCGGCTGTCTTGGTGTATGCGGGCACGTAGCGCATGGTTATTTGTCCTTTGGTTGATTAGGGTGGTGGGGGCCGCCGGGCTGCCAGCGGGACGGCCCCCACACGGGCGGGGTTAGGCGACGGGCGGCTGGGCGGGCAACGTTGCGGCGACCATCCGTGCGACGGCTTCGTGCGCGTCAATGGCGTCAAGCGTCCTGCAGATTTCATCGATGATCTTCGTCATCGTCTCGCGCTCACGGTTGAGCATATTCATGGCTGCGCGCCCAGCCAGGGAAGTGTGAAGGCCCTTGACTTTCTGGCGGTCGACCTCGGCGGCGCTTCTTTCCTGATCCAGGAAGGCGCGCAGCCACCCGAGGTCGTCGCGGGTGAGTTCAAGCGGGATGAGCCGGTTTTGATTGTTGGTGTCCATCGTTACTGGTCCGTTTCGTTATCGGGGGTGGTCAGGGCGCGGATGCACTCGGGCATGAGCGCCCAGGCGAGGCGGTGTCGGAGGCCGTGCCAGCCGTGGGGGCCGTTGCGCAGCTGGTCAATGTCGTCGGCGTACTTGGCGGGGATGCGCATCTCGGTCACTTGTCCGCCTCCTGAGCGTCGTTGACGAGGGAGATCAGACCCCAGATGACATCGACTGTGAGACCGAGCGCGGCTTGAACGCGCTGGCTGGCCGCCCTGTCCACATCTTTCGTGTCGAGGAGCTTCAAGCTGTCGCAAAATCGAACGAGTTCGTGATGAAGAGCGGCTCGTAGAACCCGCTCTTGATTGCGGTTGAGGGTGGTACCGTTGATCTGCACGATCTTGTCCTTTCTGTGGGGGTCGTGCGTGGGTCTCGCGGGGTGGCAGCCTCGCGGGGCCCGATGTTGTGGAGTTACGCGGCCTGTCGGGCTGCGCGTGTGGCGGCGGCCTTGCGGGCTGCCTGGCTGCGTTGACTGCGTGCGGTGATCCTGCCTTCGGCGGGGGCTGCTGCGTGCCGGGCTTGGTAGGCCTGCAGGGCGTCGGCGGGGATGCGCCAGCCTGCGCGGCCTTTCTCGTTCCACGCAGCGATCTGGCCGTCGCGGATGCGGCGGCGCACGGCGGCGGGGGACAGCCGGAGCATCTCGGCGGCCTCGGCGAGGGTGAGGATCTGAGTCACGCGGCCTCCTCTGTGCGGGCTTCGGCGTCTGCCATGAAACGGCTCGGGGTCTCGTACCCGAGTGCGGCGCTGATGGTTGCGATCTCGCCTAGCGTGAAGTCGCTCTCACCTGAGAGTTTGCGTGCAAGCGTTGTGCGTGAAAGTCCGACCTGCTTGGCGAACGCGCGGATCGAGATCCCGTCGTTGCCGATCCGCGTTTTCAGTTCTGTTTGCACTGTGTTCATTGTGTCCCTCCTTTCCGGGGGCGGCCCACTAGTGGGCCACATGTGGTAACCATAGCGGCCCATAAGTGGGCCAGTCAAGTGGAAGCGCGAAAGTGCTGACGTAATGTCCCTACCAGGTGGCCCGTTTCTGGTCCATAATTGGGCACATGAGTGTCACAGCATTTGAGCCCCACGACTTCGAGCAGGCTGTTGCCGCCGCTCTACGGGCCGAAATGAGCCGACAGGGTATGTCGCAGCGAACCCTTGCAACCCGGTCGGGCGTTTCGCGCTCGCGGCTGATGCGAGTTCTTGCTGAGGATGGGCAAGCAGCGCCCATGACGGTCACAGTGCTAGAGGCTTTGTGTCGCGCGCTCGGCGTGTCAATGACGCGGATACTCGCTGACGCTGAAAATGTGCTCACGACCGGGCGATCGTAAAAACAGACCCCACCAGGACGTTACACTGGTGGGGTCTCGCGCATTTAGAACGCCCGTGTGCGCGGGCAAACCCAGGGGGCCGACCCTGGTTCAATATGTGTGCGCTTGAAGCGAGCATATCACGGCGGCCCACTAGTGGGTCAGGTGAGAGACAAAAGCCACCCCCGCGCCGTGAGAGGCCCAGTCAACGGCGGGGGTGTGGAGTCTGCGCATTGGTGCCCGCGCATGGGCCGGGGCTACGCGGCGAACCGCGCTACTCCTAAGTGGCTAGGTCGCACCCCGCGTCGGGCCGGGGCATGCAGTGCCTAACCACGGTATGGCCCCGGTCATTTGTGCATGAAAACAGAGGCCAGACCGGGGATCTATTACCCCTAATCTACCTCGGCGCGCCCACAACTGCGTCCCCATACGGGGGGTGTGCGCGAGGCAAGGTGTCAAGACAACCAGCCGCGAGCGCGAAACGCCCGACCGCGATTTTTGGTGCGTGTCACGTGACACGCGCGCAACGTCACGCAAGGGTGTTCTAAGCCCATTCAAGGCCAGGTAGAAAAAGCGACTTTTCGGCGGAAAATCAAGACCTTTCCCTACCCTCGCACCGCAAACCCCGAAACACCCTGCGGGGGGTTCGATTCCCCCCATCTCCACAGATTCCCACCAATCGTTGCAATTGCAGCGATATGTGCCTCGAATGGGTACGCGGTGGGTGCAACAAAACGGCGCCGGCCATTGGAAGGTTTTGCTTCCGATGGTCGGCGCCTGCTTGTTAGTGACTCAGATGTCGGACGTGATCTCGCTCGGAGGGTCTGGGACGAACCGGAGCGTCGTTCCATTCGGGAGCGTCAAGAGAAGATCCTCGATGATGCGCTGGAGCTTATGGCCCCAGCCGAGCGCCGCTCGGTAGCGAGCCCGCGTCTGGTCGAGGTCGAGTGTTGCCGCCTCCAGGTCCTTCTCGAGGCGATCGACCTTGACGATCAACCGCTCGAGTTCCGTTTTCATCGCGTCGAACGCCAGTGTGAGCTCCGCGAGACGGGAGTATTCGTGCCTGACGCGGCGCTGCGACCACCCGCTGATGAGGTTGCCGCAGACGATCCCCACCAGTCCGATCAGCGCTTAGCCGACGACGTTATCGAGTTGGACCCACGGCACCGCCGCTCTCCTGACTGCGCATCCCGGTCTCGCCCTCGATGTTGGCGCGAGTCTTGCCGTCAGGCGTCATAACCCCCACCCATTCGAGAAGATTCACACCGCCGATTCGGATTCTGTCGAGCACCTGGTTGACCGCCCACGCCGTCCCGAGGAACGAAGTTCACCAGCGAAGAAGGTAAAGAGATGCGCCCCAGCGGTTGCAACGCGGGGGCGCGAGAGCAGGCGATAGAATTGCTCGTGAGTAAGGGTATCACGTCTCGTCGGCCTTTATGGTTGTGGCGATCGTTGATCGGTGCGCTGGTTAAGGCCTGGCAGCGCCGCGCTCAGACACAATGCCAGTCCTGAGCGACCGAGCATACGCCCATAACGGGCAGTGTTCATGCGCCCAGCGCAAAAGGACTCCCGCGAGCGCCTATGTGAGTCTCGCCGGAGTTTGGTGTGGGGTGGGTCATCGTGAGGTAGTTGAGAGTGTCGCTCGTCTAGCGGCGAGGTTGATTACCTCGGCGCCCTGCTGCCGGTGGGCTGTGTTGGAGTTGGTGCCTATCCAAGCGGCGATAAGCGTGGTGGGCACGCCTGTTGCTTCGCTGATTCGTTTGAAAGGGGTGCCCGGCCAGGCGCGTTCGACTGCCTGCGCGAGGAGCGAGGGTCTTTCGGCGGGGACGTCAACAGGTTCGTTGAGGCGCCAGCCGCGCGCGTTGATCTGTCCGTACATGCTCTTCGCGCGTCCGGGCGAGATCAGGTGTAGCCCTTCGGCGCGTTTCACGATGGCCATGAGTGACGCCCCGAATCGTGCTTTGAGGCGCATGTAATCGGGAATCGTCGACCGCTCGCCAATTGACGCGCGCATGGGGGTTGCCGGCAGGAGGAGCGCTCCCGCGAATTCGAAGGCCATGCGTTCACGTGGCGACCTCGCACGAGGAGGGGTTACCAGGTCGCGGTCGAAGAGCAGGTGAGCGAGTTCGTGGGCGATCGTCATACGCTGTACGTCGCCCCGCTCGGGTCCCAAGGTTGCTATCACGGGCCGATTCTCACTGGCAGAGGGGCGCGATATGCCCGCCATTGTCGTTCCATAGGAACGTTGTGGGTCCAGGTTTGCGACGACCGCAACACCCATACGCTCCACCATGCGAGTCATCGATGCGACCGGGGCGTCCGCTCCTAATCCTGCGGCCTCGCGGACCGCCGTGGCTGCGTCGTCCGCATCCATGTCCAGAACGTCGGGAGGCGTGAACGGATAGTATCCCGAACGCTGCGACGCTGCGCGCCACAGATCCCCCGCAAGCTGCGCGAGCGCCCCGATCCTACGCTCCTCAAAGGCTCTCGTTGACGCCTTCTTGCGGAACGTCACCGCAGCAGCATCTGATAGACGCGGCGCGCGCGCAAAGAACGAGAGGGGAACGGTGAATTCAGTGGCGAGCCGAACAGCCAGGTCCTCGGAAAGTGGTGATACGCCGTGGATTACCTTCGAGACAGCTCCCTGCGATACTCCAAGGCGCTCGGCTGCCTGTGCCTGCGTTATCCCCTCCAGGTCAAGGAGAACCCCCAGGCGCCCACCGTAGTAGTTAGCCTGCGAAGCCATGTCCCTCAGCCTCGTCGGCGTCGATCTGCGCGAAGAAATCCTCCTGCGTGTCCTCTTGTGCATCAGTGAACCGCAAAGACTTGAACCAATTGAGGTCCTCGCTCAGGGGAATGCTCGCATCGATCGGAGTCTTCCCCAGGTACCTACCCGGTCCCTTGGGGTGAACCAGGCGCAGGGTGAAACCGTCATCCGCGCGGCCAGGGGTGTTGTAGTCCCACAGAAGCAGAAGGTTCAACTGAGGTATCGGGCTGTCGACCTCAAGGAGAGAGGGCTGCCAAAAGGCCTGTCGTGCCCCATTCCTGCCCGCAGCCGGAACCCCGCCGGGGAAAACAGCCGGCGACTCCTTCAAGAATCGCGCAGTAACATCGTCCGATTCTATGATCAGTTGCGCCATCTGCTGCGGCCTACCGGCAACGCGCCACCCCGGAGGCAGAATCTCATCGGCCATCAGGAACTCACGCAGACTCGCGCGCGCGACGAGCGGACGCAGCGCAGGGTATCTCTCGTGCGCGAGGCCGCGCATACGCGAATCGGCGTCCTGAAGCGCTGCCCCATGCGCGGCCCACATGGCAGGGGAGAGAGCTTCGGCTGCGTGCTGGATAACTGCAATCATGTCCTTTTCGGGCATAACACTCCTCCTTGTGCCTACGGGGAATATTATGCGTTAAAAAAACATGTTCCGCCATGGGGCGATACCCCCCTCTTCGCCTCCTCGAGGACGACGCTTGACGCTCGGCCATTCTTGCTACCATCTCGCGTTCAAAGTCATCGTCTGCGCGTTGATAACGTGTGGCCATGTCTGGGTCGGACCAGTCGTCGTGGGTCATGAGTGCTCGCGTTGTGGCGCCCGCCTGGCGGTCGCGAGTGGACGAGCAGCGGTGCAGGTCGCGTCGACCACCAAAGTCCCCGTCGGAATCCGAATACCTGTGGGTGCTGTACGGTGGAGGCGTCTCCTCCGCGAGCGCGGCGACTTGGGCGGGGAGTAGAGGACCTTCGAGACTGTGTGTGCCTCTCGTGCGGCGCCCTTGATGCGGAGTGGGTTTGAGGCCGGTAGGACGCGGTCGTCCTTTCGAGGTCATCTGGCCGTGCCTCTGCCCACTCGGCGACGGAGTCCCCCGAGTGACTGCTGGAGGGCTTGTTCGGCCTCGCGCGCTGCGACGATGTCTGGAGGCTCCCATGTCCCCGCGGCGATTGCCGATTGTTGGGCGCAGAGTTACCATTGCCTCCTGATACCCCTGGGGGTATTATCAATCGTGTCGCGGCGGGCACGTCTCGCCGTCGGAGACAGAAATAGAAAGTGAGTGGAACGTGCGAGTAGTGGTCGTCGGAGGCGTCGCCGGTGGCATGAGCGCGGCTGCGCGCCTGCGCAGGCGCGACGAGGCCGCGGACATCATCGTCCTGGAGCGCGGAAGCCACGTGTCTTTCGCCAACTGTGGCCTCCCGTACTACGTCGGCGGCGAGATCGACGACCCCGCCAAACTCCTCCTCCACACCCCGCAATCCCTCAAGGCAGCCCTCAACC